CAAAGCTAATTGCTTCCGCAGGTATTAAAAGAGTAGTAAATGCTTAAAGTCAAAGAAATGATTAATAGAGAGACTTTTAGTCACGCCCCTCTTAAAGTAAAGATTGCTGTAGTTTTTTTAGTTATATACCTCTTATCCCCCATTGACTTAATCCCAGACTTTATCCCAGTCCTAGGCCAACTAGACGACATACTCATAGCTGGCCTTGTTTACAAGTATGCTCAGAAATACACAAACTTAAATGTTTAACGGAATTGCTTACCTCTATGCTCGCGTATCAACACAGATGCAGGTCAATGATGGAATCAGTCTTGATGCTCAGGTCAAACAAATGGAGTATGCAGCACTTGCTGCTGACTATGAACCAGTAATTTTAAGAGAAGAAGGTCGCTCAGGTAAAAGTATTCAAGGACGACCAGTACTAAGAAATGCGCTAGATGACCTAGACGCAGGAAAGGCTCAGGCAATTTATGTCACACGTCTTGATAGATTGGCGCGTTCAACTAAAGATTTTCTTAGCATTGTTGACCGTTCTCATAAGTTTGGTTGGCGTTTGGCTCTTCTTGACCTTGGTCTTGATACTGCAACTCATCAGGGTCGTTTTGTTGTTACCATTATGGCTGCTATGGCGGAGATGGAACGCGGAATGATTTCTGAACGTCAAAAAGATGTTCACCGTGATAGACGAAGTAATGGAAAAGTTTGGGGTATAGACCTTGGACCTACACCAGATATTGAGAAAGAAGTACGAGAAAGAATCTATAAAAATAGACAGTTAGGAATGTCTTATCAACTTATTGCTAATGCTCTTAATGCTGAGGGAATACCTACTGCACACGAAGGAAAGCAATGGTATCCAGCAACTGTTAGACACGCATACATTGCTTATGTGAAACAAATAGATAACTTAGATAGTTAGTAACTAAAGTAAAATAGTGATATAAGTCTGACGACACACAGGCTGACACACGGAACGAATACCCTTGCTGGAGGGGCTACTTTGTCTAAGTTTATTAGAGCCTTAACCGCTTATACATATTTAGCATTATTGGTAGTTTTACCATTAGCATTTCAGAGTCCTGCAAATGCGGTAGCCCCTCAGCCTTGCAACCAAGTTTCTTGGACAGGCGAAGATGATGTTGCACATCAAATATTTCTTCCTACAAATATAAATCTTGGTGACACTTCTTACGATACTGTCTACGCAACTACAAATGGAACGCTCACATTTGGTTCACCTGATGCAACATTTAGTAGTTATCCAAATACTCCTTCTATCTCTTTAGCCGGATGGGATTGGGTTACTTGGTCTGGTGGTTACCTGAGTTATGGAGCAACTGAAACAGGTTTTTGTGTAGAGTGGATGGTTCGTCCATACCCACAAAACAATGGTGATTTTACAAAAATTACATTGACTGTTGATACTTCTCGTTTACCAGCTTGGTCAGGAACTATTGAAACAACAGGATGGCTTCCAAGTAGTCTTCGTAGAGGTATTAGATTTATTTCTGGGCAAGATGTAGTTACCATCTCTGAGGCATTTACTGTTAATGGTGGCCGACCAATTGAAATGCAATCTTGTTGGGATGGTTCTGTAATTCCTCTTACTTCAACCTGTCCTGCAGAACCTCCAGCAGGTCAATGTTGGGATGGCTCAACAGTCGCGTGGAATCAGACCTGCCCACCAGTTCCACCAGACACACAGTGCTGGGACGGTTCTTGGGTAACTTGGAGTCAAACTTGTCCAGTAATTCCTCAGCCAATTCAATGCTGGGATGGCTCTACAATTCCTTACAATCAAACTTGTCCACCAACTCCTCCTGATGTTCAATGTTGGAACGGTTCTACTGTTTCTTGGAATGGTACTTGCTTACCAGAACCACCACCTATTCAATGCTGGAATGGTGCTTCTATTGCTTGGAATGATACTTGTCCTATAGAGCCTCAAGTAGTTTGCTGGGACGACTCCGTAGTTCACTATCAATCAGAGTGTGCTCCAACTCCACCCGATATTATTTGTTGGAATAATGATGTAGTTCCGTGGAATGGTGTTTGTCCAGTAATTCCACCACCTGTTCATTGTTGGGATGGTTCATATGTTGAGTGGAATCAGCAATGTCCAGCAGAGCCTCCAACAATTGACCAATGTGCAGCAAACATTGATGACCCAAGTTTTACTGCAGATTCAATACTTTCAATCATAGGAATTACTAGAGAACAATTATTAGCAGGAGTTTACTCAGGATACTGGCATATAAATTTGGCTGAAGGTTCTAGAGAATTTGGTAATAACTATGGCAATAGTCCAGATATTTTTTGTGGTAACTCTGAAAATAATACTGTTTATTCTTTAGATTCTGATGCACAAACTAGAGATTACTTTTTTGGTGGTGCTGGGAATGACATTGTTGTTCAACAGTGGCACTCAGCATTTTATGGTGGTGAAGGAGACGACACTAATCTTGTCATAGATGAGAATGGTTTATTTTATGGTGGCCCAGGAACTAATTCTTGTCAAAGAGTTTCTGGAGATTCTATTTGTGATTTAGGTATTGTAGTTGAACCTACTCCTACTCCTACTCCAACTCCAACTCCAACTCCAACTCCAACTCCAGAACCAACTGTTGAACCAACACCAGAGCCAACCCCAACCCCAACTGTAGAACCTAGCCCAACTATTGAGCCAACTCCAACTGTAGAGCCAACTGTTGAACCAACTCCAACTGTTGAACCAACACCTGAACCTACTGTAGAACCAACTGTTGAACCTACTCCCACACCGACGTCAGAACCAACAGAACCGCCCATAGTGACCCCAACAAAAGAGCCTGAACCAAAACCATCCAAAACCCCATCATCAGAACCGTCCCCAAAGCCCGTAGTAACTTCTTCACCTGAACCAACTCCTAATGTTGAACCTACAGTTGAGCCTACTATCTCTTCTCAGCAAGAGCAACAAGTTCTTGTAGACAATGCATCATCTGATGGAGTTATAACTCAAGCAGAGACTCAAGCAATTGTTAGTAATTTATTATCTGATGGAAATCTTAGTCAAGAAGAAGTAACAAATCTTGTTGATAACTTGCAAGCAGATGGTCAGTTATCCGAGGAAGAAAAACAATTAGTTTCTGATGTTCTTGTTACGGCTTATGCAGATACAGCAATTCCTGCTGATGTCTTTGCAGAGTCCGGCTTGGATTACTCAGACTTGCCACCAGAGCAACCAATTACTTTGGAAAATGGCGTAGTTTTGACAGCTAATGTTGCTGACGCTCTACAAATTTTTGAAGCCCCTTCCGAGATTTTGTCAGCAGTATTTACCAACCCAGGTAAAGCACTTACTGCTATCGCAAATGTTGGTGCAGATATGACACCAGAAACACGCAAGAAAGCACAACAAGCAGCAATTCCAGCTGTAATTGTAACTCAGGTTATTGCTGGAACTGCATCACTATTGACAAGGAAAATATAATGAGACTACTTCGTTGGATTAAAGATATCATCGTTGAGTCACTAAACCAGACATGGACACTTTTAGGTATGTTTGTTGCTTGGTGCGTGCTTGACGGTTCAGCCAGAGTTATTGTGGGTTATGCAATCCTCTTTTCTCTAGTTTTATGGCTTATCACGCTACGCCTTCGTGAGCCATTAGAAAAAGAAGATTCTAAAGACAATAACGAATAAAAGTGCAGGAAGATGTCTTTAGATATCTATCTGATTTGCATTAGTTATTAATAGCTTGTACCATAGTTCTATGACACACGCTAATGACAAATTGGAGAAAAAAGACATTATGAATGAACTTTTAGTTGAGTATACGGAAAAGATTACTCCTATCCTGCCATTGGCTAAAAAGGCTTACGGTTCTCGTAGCCAAAATAGTCCAGAACACACAGCAAGTCGTACCTATACGGAACTTCTTGTTGAGTATCAGGAAAAGGGTGGAAGTCTTCCACAACTTGCTGTAGCACTTAAAGTTGCTTACCCAGGACTGCGCCGCCGAGTTGTTATGAAAGATGTATCAGTGTCCAGCATTAAGCCAAAGACACGAGCAACAAAGCAACAGAATCTTGATGCTGCACAGCGAGTCAAGGAAGCAAAAGAAATTGGTATTGACCAGTACCATGACCAACTAGCAGATGAATACCGTAGTGGTGTTTCTCTTTCAATTCTTGCGCGTGAACTTGGACTAAGTTCAGCTGCTCCCCTGTATTATGGAGTACAGAGTAGTTTGAAGCGCAATAGTTAAATAATAAAACTTATGCCCCCGGTACTACTTGGTACTGGGGGTATTTATTTTAAGCGAGGAAATATGGGCAAGAGTTTGATGGAGCAGATTGCTTTGCTTTCAGAAGCAGAGCGTAATGCTGTTCTTGCTGATATGGATATGGACAATCTTCTTTGGGACTGGAAGGCTTGGGGTCGTCCTGAACAACAATCACCTCAAGGTGATTGGAATATTTGGGCTTATATTGCTGGTCGTGGTGCTGGCAAAACTCGTACTGCTGCCGAGTGGGTTCGTGAAGAGGCAAAGTACACAACTAATGGACAACTTCGTTTTGCCCTTGTTGCTCGTACTGCTGCCGATGTGCGCGATGTTATTGTTGAAGGTGAATCAGGAATTATTAATGTTTCACCTCCTAGTGAAAAACCACATTATGAACCATCTAAGCGTCGTCTAACTTGGCCTAATGGAAATACTGCAACTTGCTTTACTGCAGATGAACCTGACTCACTTCGTGGACCACAATTCACTCACGCTTGGGGAGACGAGGTAGCCGCATGGCGACAGACTCCAGACGCTGCTGGCATGACTGCATTTGATAACTTACGAGTTGGTACTCGTCTTGGTGCTCGTCCAAAGATTATGGTCACCACTACACCCAAACGAGTAGCACTACTTTATCAACTTATTGAAGAATCAAAGAAAAGTGGAAATGTAGTTATTACTCGTGGAAGCACAATGGATAACGCAGGAAATCTTTCTACCGCATATATGGATGCCATTATGGGTGTTTATGAAGGAACTCGTCTGGCAGCTCAAGAACTTTATGGTGAGATGCTTGACGATATTGAAGGTGCTTTGTGGACTATTGAAATGATTGAGCGTAATCGTCACGCTTCATTTCCTATGGGAACACCGCTTCGTTGTATTGGTGTTGACCCATCTGTTGCTGAGAATCCACGAGATGAGTGTGGAATTGTAGTTTGTGCATCTACTGGAGACCGCGACCTTTATAAGCGTGAGGCATGGATTCTTGAAGATGCTTCTGTACTTGGTTCACCAGATGTATGGGCAAATAAAGTTGTAGAGATGGCTCGTAAATGGATGTGTCCAGTTATTGCTGAAGTTAATCAGGGTGGAGCATTGGTGCGTAATGCAATTAATGCTATTGACCCAAGTGTTACTGTTTTAGAAGTTCACTCAAAGCACGGTAAGGCTTTGAGAGCCGAACCAACAGTTTTGGCTTACGAGCAGGGACGAGTTCACCATATTGGTTTTCTCGCTGAACTTGAAGACCAGATGACCTCATGGATTCCAGGAGAAGGTAAATCTCCTGATAGAGTTGACGCTCTAGTCCATGCACTTACTGCTCTCCTTATTAAGCCACCACAAGGTTTTGTTGGTGGAAGAATTACTGCACACTCACATGCCAATAGAAAAATTGATACTGGTCGTAATCGTGGTGGCGGTAGTAGTGGACGTGGTGGTCGGGTTTTTAGACCCTAGACCAACTTAAATCCATATCGCTTTGCAAGTTCAGCCATAGACTTCTTGCCTGGAATACCATCAGCATCTTTACCGTGGAAACCTAACTTATGTTGCCATAACTTATAAGCTTCTTTTGTTTTGTCATCATAATGACCATCAGCATTAATTTCTGCACCGCATAAGTCAACAAGTGCAGACTGAACAACCTTAATGTCATCATTAGTAGCACCAAAAACAAGACCAGACATATGCACAACTTTTGTTGGCTTTGATGAAGAAGCAGGTTTTACAGCACCAATAGTTTTCTTCCAAAGACCAATCTTGCGCTCTGATGGAGCATTAGGGTCAATGATTCCTGCAATATCCAAGAATGGATTGCTTACATCATTACCGTAACGGAATGGTGCAACGCGAGTTTCTAGATGAAGATGCGGACCAGTTGAGTTTCCTGTATTACCTGTAAGACCTAGTTGAGCACCCTCTTCAACTTTTTGACCTTTTTTAACATCTTGACGTGATAAATGGCAGTACCAAATATGTACAATTTTTTTCTCAGCAGATGAGCAACGAAGAATTACAACTTTACCGTAAGATGTGTCTGTAATAACATCTTCAATTACACCATTTGCAACTGCAAAAATAGGTGTGCCAATAGGACATGCAAAGTCAATACCTGTATGACGCTTAGCCGAATAACGAGGATTTGGACGACCCCAAGGTTGTGAAATCTTAGGGTTTTTTACCGGGTTAGCCATTTTTAATCCTTTAGTGAATAGAAAGATACTGCTTTCTATTTTACCTGATTCTAGAAAACCCTATCTAGCAAATCTAGTTGCTGCTCCCCAGTCAATTTCTCCAGTAACAACTGTACGAGGTTTAAGTGACCTGCCGTGTATAATAGCCTGAGACCCCATACCAACAATATTAACATTTCTTTCGTGCATTTTGCGCTGGAAAGCAGTCTGACTCATAGGCTTTTCGCCACGTTCTTCAGCCCAAATACGATAAATACTGTACAAAGATTTAATAGGGGTAGTTGCACCCTCATTCTCAATAGTTTCTTCATCTAAGAAAATACCAATACGGTCTTCTGTCTTTCGGTAAATTTCAGCAGCTTCAGAAACTACAGAACACCAACCAAGAGCATCACGAGAGCTAGAGTTCAGCATCTTGATAGCACCCTCAACTGCCCAAGAAAGTACAGCAGGAAGCGCACCTTCTGGGTCAAAGATATATTCTTTTAAGTCTGGGTCAGGATTCTCAGGTACAAATGTAAATGGAATTGGACGAATACGTCGCCACATTGCATCGTCAGTAATAATTGGACGGTGGTTAGTAGAAATCCAAAGTTTTGCTTGTGAGGCAAATGTAAATGGACGCTCACCGGGAGAACGAGCAGAAATTTCAGATGAACCAGTTAACTTTTTAACTGAGTTTTCTTTTAGACGCTCTGAGTCTGGAAGTTCATCAACCCAAACAAGACGACGACCACGAAGTTCAGCCCAGTGATACATATCAGAGCCGTTAGCGTTTCCATCACCACTTGCAAGAATACTTGAGTCAAATGGCCAAGCGTATTGCTGAGTACCAAGACATTTAACAATTGCTTCAACAAATGTATTTTTACCAGAACCTGCAGGACCATATACAAGAAACATCAAGTCATACTTACTCAAACCAGTAAGTGAATATCCTGCTGCTCTTTGTAGCCAATCTTGATATTCTTTATCTCCACCTGTAGCAAAGTCTAAGAATTGTTGCCAACGAACATTACTAAGTCCCGGTGTATAAGCAACAGGTGCACGACGTGTGATGTAGAGGTCTGGACGATTCTTAAGAAGTTCACCAGTACGCAAATCAACTACACCATTAAGTACACCAAGCATATGTGGCTCAGAATCCCACTTAGAAACTTCAACACGAATACGACGGTCAGAATTTGCGTTATCAATTGCTGACTTGATACGAGCATTTGATTTTGAAAGTTGCGCCCATTTGATTACTTCAGACTGCTTATCAGTATCACCTTCATAGTGAACTACTTCACTAGCGATAACCGGTGCAAGATGCTTTGCAAGTTCCTGCATTTCTAAGCCTTCAATGTCGGGCTTCCAATATCCACCAGACCAGTGAAAAAATCCAAGACCTTCTGAATAGCGAATCGCTTCACCAAAAGTATCTACAAAGCGACGACCATTACCTGTATCAGAAAGAGTACGCTTACCAACTTCCCCACCATCTTCTTCAAGAATTGCATCAGGGTCTTTAGGCACATTGAGATTAGATAGTGATGATGCTTCAGCAATTGACTCACCCTCGTGAATACTTTTTGAGATAGCACCAGCCATAGTTCCTGGAAGAGCATCAATATTTTTTGGATAAGCAACACCAAGAATTGGCTGAATAGGAGTAGTAGTTGACCTAAACTTTTCAGCAGTCTCTTCTGTAGATTTTTTAGCCCATCCAGTTTCTTTGTCAGAGATGCCAGGCCATAAAAATTCAGACTTTGGATTTTCTGCAACATACTTAATTGCACGACGAACATGGTGAAGAAGACCGTTTGTTCCTTCAAGTTCAAGAGGTGGACGAACCTTCTCAGCATTAAAACGAATCATCAAAGTCTCAAGAGCCTGACGACCGTGTTCTTTGTCTACTGGATATTGATTAGCAAGTGAACAGGTAAGGCGATAAATATCAACAGCGCGAGAACCTTCATCAATACCTTCATCAAGAAGTTTTTCAATCTCTGCTTTATTTGCACCAAAGTCAACACCATCAAAGGCAGCACTCCAGTCCATAGTTCCAAGAGTTGTACTTGTTGATGCAGAACGACGAGTCCTCTTACGAAGAAATGCAAGAAGTTCTTCTGGAGCATCAGCCATCTCAGTTTCCCAAGGAGCTTTGCCATTCACCCATTCATAGTTTTCACCAGAAAAGTGACGCGATGGAGCAATAAGAACATAACCATTGTGCTTAATATCAATTCCCTTGATACCAGCAGCTTTTAGATTCCCAACAAGGTCTTCTGAAGGGTCGCAACGATAAAAAATATGACGACCACGCATTGTTTTACCAGCAAGTGTGTACTCACCGGTCAATGCTTCAACCGTTGGAGGAAGAGCACCCTCAACTAGTTTTTCAAACTCTTCAAATGCATCGTGACCACCGGAGCGAGGGTCAATATCAATTACAAAAAATCCTGATGGACGACAGAAGACACCAATATTTGCTTCTGAGTCACGTTCCCACCAACGCTGAATTTCTAGTAAATCGCTTGATGCTTCTGTGTGCCAGCCATTAATTGCTGGGTGCTTTCCAATATCTTTTGGCTCAGCGTGAGAACCATTACAAGTACAACGACCACCAACAATGCCGTAGCAAGGGAGAATCTTCCACCCCTGTGAGGCATACCAAGATGTCGCTTTTTCAAATCTACCATCAAGATTTGCTTTTTCGTGCTTACTCACAGACACCTTCATTAATAATACTTAGTCTTTTTACCGTCGCTTGCATCATTACCCCTTCGGAAAAAGAATTTGAAAATTTGGTGAATTTGGCTTGTATGAAGACTATACACCAGAGGGAGCCAAAGTCAATACTAAAGGTATTTAGGTCATCTATGGTATAGTTAAGACATTGCTTAATACACTTTTGTATCTTATCAGGAGTAATCATGTCTGATGCTTCAGTAGCACTGATTGCTGCTTTAGGTTCTGTTCTAGCTGCTGGTGTCTCAGCCTATGGATTGGTTAAAGCCTCTCGTGCAGAAAAGAATACTAGACCAATAAGTAATGGCTTTGCTGGCAGTGTGCAGGGTAGTCTAAAACACCTTACGGCTCACTTAGAAGATGTCCACAAAGATGTTAGAGAAGTTCGACAAGCGATGACAGACCACCTACTCTCTCACTCAGAGGCTACAGCAGTGGCTCAAGAGTTAACTAAACCAGTCGCAATAAAGCGAACTAGAACAAGAAAACAAGCATAGTTTTCTAGCAGTTTTTATATTTATAATATTTAGACACGCCCATAACATAGTCATTATTTTTAACTATATTTCTGCTAAAGTTCTTACATAACTAGTCACAAGACTTGTTTTATGGAAGGACTGAATATGGGAAAACTGGCACAAAAAGTATCAGAACTTAGCGCACCCCAATTTGGATTGCCTTGCGGTGTTTCAAAAGTAATGTCCGTTATGGATAAAGACGATAAAAATACATTAGAACTTATTCTTTTTCCACAAAGTGATAAAGTGAAAAGATTCTCAAATCGTCAAATACAAGAATTACTCATATCAGAAGGATATGACATTGCTCAATCTTCTTTAGCACTTCATCGTCGTAAGCAATGCCGGTGCTTCACAGGAATTAATGCTCGTATAGAAGCATTAGGTAATCAGTGATGTCAGAGAGTTTTTCAAAAAAAGTTTTAGAAGAATTAGCATCTCCTGGTCAGACAGGCTCTGATAGACGCTCAAATGAAACCCCAGAAGCGTGGAGAGCGCGTATGGATATTGACCACAATATTGGTGGCTTTGTTGTCAGTACTCCTCGTCCTGCTGGTAACTCAGCCGATGCAGACGAAATTCTTAAAGACTTTGGCTTAGACCCAAAGGCTTGGCGTGTAACAAGTGTGCGTCAAAGTAAGTGGCAGACATTTAATCAAGATTGGCTAGAAGCTTATAAGGTTTCAGTTGTTCCAGCAGATTTGATTGATGGACCTGATTTTGATTTAGAGCAACTTGTAGATGAAATTAAAAAATGGAAACCAACTAAAGGTTCTAAGCAAGCAACTGGAGACGGTGCATTTGTAATTGTTCCATCAGACCAACAGATTGGTAAAAAAGCCAATGGTTTAGGAACTGAAGATTCAATTCAGAAAATTTTAAGTGTTACTGATGGAGCGTTTCAGCGATACAAAGAACTACAAAAGATTGGTCGTAGTCTAGGAACGGTTTCTATTCTTCTCGCTGGAGACCATGTGGAAGGTAACACTTCTCAAAATGGTCGTCTTCAAAGTCCTGCAGCATCAGACCTTGGACAAACAGAGCAGACTCGTGTTGCTCGTCGTCTTTTGATGCAACAAATTAAAACTTTTGCACCGCATTGTGAAGAAATGATTATTGCAGTCGTAAATGGTAATCACGATGAAGTTACACGACAAGTTGTAGCAGACCCATCAGACGGTTGGAATGTAGAGATTGCATCAGCCGTTCAAGATGCTTGCGCTGAGAATGACGCTCTATCTCATATTAAGTTTCGCTATCCAGAAAAAGACCATCAGACTCTTACAGTAAATATCTGCGGAACTCTTGTAGGTTTATTTCACGGACATCAATGCGGTAAAGATGTTGTTAAGTATTTATCAGGTCAAGCAGCAGGTCAGACAGCACTAGGTCAAGCAGACCTCTGGGTATCAGGTCACTATCATCACTTCAAAGCACTTGATATTGGTTCTCGCCTATGGATTCAGGCTCCGACTACTGATAACGGCAGTCCTTGGTGGCGTGATAGAGCAGGATTAGAAAGTCAACCTGGTCTACTCACATTTACAGTCGGAGAAGGATTTAATCCAAGAAGAGATATTAGTATTATTCAGCCTTAGTAGCTGACTTCTTAAGTCTTTTTCGTTTTTCTTTTTCTTCTTTATATGCTTCAACAGCATTTGCACTTGAGCGACTACGCCAAGCAAATCCACACTCTGTACAAGTAACTACTTTTGCACGAGTCCAGCGTCCACCGGGCGGAAGTTTTTCAATTGAAGTTGCTAACTTGCTAGGACGAGCAGTGCAGTATGGGCAGTTTGGTGGACGATTACGACGAGTTTCTTCACCATTGTAAGCCACAGACAAAGCCCTACGAAGTTCAATCTCATCTTTGCCTCCCCAGATACCCCAAATCTCTCTGTGCTCTAGAGCCCACTGTAGACAGGTTTTACGGACAGGACAAGAGAAGCACATATTTTTTGCATTATTTTTTTCTACAGAATCTTTAGAGTAAAACCATACAAGTGATTTTTTATTAGATGGGTCGGCGCATTTAGCATCCTTTTGCCATCTTAAATTATCAGCAGGTTTCCACATAATATAAATTCTACAGGAAAGATGTATAAAAATAGGGTGAAAAACACACCTATATTATTTCTAAAATTCAACCCAAGTTACTGGAAAAACTTGGTCAACAATGTCACCATACTCAGTAAGTCCAACTTCACTACAAGAAGATATCTCATTATCTGAATCAACATAACCAGCCCAACCTTGACTAATTACAGCATTTTCAAGGATTCTAAAACCATCTCCAAGAGAATCTGCTACCCCATCTCTTTGTAGATTAGAGGCAAGAGCTCTACGAACTAACTCATTCTCAATTGAAATATGTTCAATAGTGTAGAAAACTGTTCCAGAAACAAGTGTATTAGTATAGCCATCTCCATCCCATTCGTTCCATAGGGATTCACCAACTCTAGAATCCTTCATCAGAGTCACCATAAAATTCATTTAGAGGCATTTCAAATTTATTTTCTAATTGAGAATTCTCATCAAAATATATTTCTGATGGCTTAAACATTTCATAAATTCCAGCTACAGTTATTGCACCGCATAATGAGCAAGTTTCAACTGATTCAGGGGTTGCTCTTAGAGGTGTATCAACACCAGTAAGCCTCATTAAAACATTACCTTCTTCATCCATACTATCTGGCTCCCATTTAGTATGTTCTTCAAGAAAGCAGTTTTCACAGACAGGCATAGGTCTAGCAACTTCTTTTGCGGCCATTTCTAGACCTCCTGTATGTTAAATGTTATTTAGATTCTACAGGACTCTAGGAAGAGTTACGGTTTTCATAATTATGTTTCTTTTTCTTCTTATAGTAACAATTTCGTGAGGCGATAATCCACCCCATATACCGTATCTTTCGTGATGAATACCCCACTCAGCACACTCAACAATATGACTACATGTCTGACATATTTTTTTGGCTAGTTGATTATTTAAGATATTAGTGTCTAGTGATTGAGGGTCATCTTCATCACCAGCATAAAATGCTTCACCACCAACTTCTCTACAAACAGGTTGCTCAAATGTCCAAGGCTCTTGTAGTCCATTGCTCAAAGTTATTCCTTTATTTGTTGGTATCTTGCTTAGTCATTTCTACACTACCAACTTCATAACCGCAACCTGCATATCCTGCAATGTCAATCCAAGTATCTGGTTGAAATCCAGACTTAGAAGCATAACGAGCAACTTTTAGACCAACCATCATCATTGCCACATCTTCAGCAGTAAATTCATATCCAATAATTGCTGTCCAAATTTGAGCAGTACGAGTAAAGTTTTCTTCAGGACCACCATACTGTTTATTACGCTCTCCAGAAATAATTCTGGCTGCTTCTCTAAGAGCGGCAACACGAGGAGTTACATCTTGCTCAACATTTACTTCTTCAGACATCTCGTTTCCTTACTACTACAGTCGCTTCGTAGCTATATTCACTACTCATATTTTCATTTTCTGTAACTACAAGTTCGTAGTTAAAAGTTTTTTTAATATCTGCAAGATTAACTTCAAAAAATTCTGAAAGACGGTCTTCAGAAGCAGTTACCAACTCATCATATGTATCACCATAAACAATAAAACGAGCAGTAACTATGGTACTCATAGTACTGTAACCAGTTTTTCTAACTTATATGGAGAATAATGTGACCCATCAAGAACTGGTTCTTTTCCATCTGTTGTTTTAATAATAATGTCACCATAGCGAACAGCAACTACACGACCACGACGACCATTATGTATTTGACCAAGGTCTCCTTCAAAAGCATCAGACATAACTCGTACTTCATCTCCTACACGGATAAAGCCCGGACCTGCTGGTTGCCATACTTCGTTTTCTGGAGTACTAACTAATGAATTTGATTTGCAAAGTTTAGAAAATAGCTCTAGGACTTGGTCACTACTACTATCTGCATGTTCTGTTTTAGCCCAAGTATCAATTAGTTCTAGAACTGATTCACCAACAGGGATAGAAACTTTAGCATTTTCTAGTTGAGACCTAACCCAAGTCATATCTATATTTTTCATTTTTAGTACATCCAATCTAGTTAAATTTTACTATAAGAGTCATTAAATACAGCAGACAAAACCCCAGTTATTGAGTCCGAAAAATTAGGTATTGATTTTACATACTGTTCTCTTTGATTTATAGCAAGAGATGCTCTTTCATTCATAGACAGTTCTTCAATTTGATGAGCAAGAATAGACCAAGACTCCCCTAAGTAAGCGGTATGTCTCCAGTCAGTCACTACAGGGGTATTAACAAACAAAGACTGAGATAGATTTACTGACCACCAAGGGTCACCATTTTTATAAGTTGTAATAATTGAACCAATTGATTTGTTAAGTTTCACTAGTACAGCAGAGTTATTATTCCATTTAGAATCATTCATAGGCTCAACATTATTTATTAATGTTTTTTGCAGTTTTTTTGTCCACGGTGTTTCTTGATTGACAGTCCAATAATCTGCTTCACTTTTCATATATAAACCATCTGGAATAGCAGTCAATAAAACAGAATCTAAGCACACAAGTTCAATAGAATCTTCAAGAATATTAGGTATATATTCTGTAATATGAGTTTTAGTAGACCAAGGAAAAGCAGGAACAATAGTACGCTCCCAAGAATTTTCATATAAATCAACTAATACAGAGTGAAGTCTAGAAAATTCTTTAGACTCACTAACCTGTTGATACTCTGGTCGTTTTGAGTAGAAGTCTTTTATCAAATCTTCTGGACTATTAACTAATGCTCTAATACCTGCCCAAAGTTTGTGAGGCTCCGGAGCATCAATTAAATAGCGAACATTAGTAACTTTTCTAGCCCTTTCAATTACTGATAAAGCACCATAAAGTCTGTAAGCTGACATACTAGTTGGAGAACTAAGTCCTACAATAACTACATCAAACTGGCTTAGAAACTCTTCAGTCATAGATATTGATGGATGTTCCCAAGTAATATCGTGCCCAGCATAACTAAGAGCATTTCTAATTAGTCCAGAAAATGTTGGCAATCTTCCATTTAATGAATGAGAAGATTGTGGAGCACTGCAACCGGTTAGTAATACTTTCACAATTTCAACCTATTTGCTTTCTACTATTTGTGGACTAATGAGAAAGCCTTCCAACTTTCGCTGGAAGGCAATCTCACTAAGCCAAAGACTTAGAAAGGAGCAGCAGGTGCTGCAGCAGGTGCAGGAGCCGGTGCTGGGGCAGGTGCAGGTGCAGGAGCCGGTGCTGGCGCAGCAACTGCAGGAGCAGGAGCAGCAATGGTAGCAGTCTGTGCAGAAGCAGCAGAGTAGTAACGCTTTAGTTCGTTACGCTTTGTGCCTTGGTAAACACGACTACCAACCTGTGCACGGAAAGCGCGACCACGAAGAGCGGCCTCAATCTGTGCGTTGCTTGGACCCTGTTCAAAGAACTCACGGCCAAGACCAAGAGCAGACATCTTTGATAGGAAGATACCCAAGGCTGTTGGGTTATCTGGACTTACAACCAAGTTATCCCAAATGAGACGCTTGTTGTGAGGACCACCTTGTACTTCAGACTTAACTGAGAACATGGTTTTTCCTGATTGAGTCTGCTTAGCGACTCCCTCTAGTACTACCAAGTCGTAATCACCATCTGGTAGTGGTTCGTATGATGCAGTTTCGCCAGCCTCTTTGATGAGGTCAGCCCAGTTTAAGGTACTCATACCTTAACCTTCTTTCTTATTTGTCGTTTTGGTAGCGGTCGCTACAGATTGTTTCTCTCCAAAGATGATGTCTAACATCCGCTCAATGGATAGATTTTCTTGTTGAACAATTGCTCCAAGGCGACCTTGGACTCGTTCTCCTGCCTCATACTGAGCAGTGCGTTCTACATACATCTTACGAACTTTGTATGGAGGTTGCATTGGGTCAGGATTTGGCATTTCCTCAATGGTAATACCACCGAGAATATCGTAGAAGTATGGAGCCTGAATTGCAAGTTGACCCTGTAGGTAAGGACGGTAGCGACCATCCTGCCCGGTACGAGCCATTGCAGTTAGGACTACTGCTTCTAGTGGATTCGTTGCGTGCATTGTGAGGTCACGCAAGTCGCGAAGAAGTGCACCCATATGACGAAGTAGTTCGCCCCATTGTTGCATTTTCATCTGCTCGCTGCCAGCAATTGAATCCATACACTTAACTTGTAGTTCTGAGATTGAATCAATAATCAAACTCTTGAACTGGTGCTTACCGCTCTGAAGCCACTGGTATGCCTTTATGACATCATCATAGTTACGAACCTGGACGACACAAGTGTCCCAAGTTCCATCTGCGACAGGTGGTTCTTCGCGTAGTGGGTCCCAGTACTTGACGACGATTGGGAGGAAACGATGTCCACCCTCAACATCAAGCATAAGACGTGGATATGGGGAGGTAACTGCAAAGGTGGACTTTCCAACCTTTGATTCACCGTAGACCATAACTGTTAATGAACGCTGAATGTCACTCATAGTTATTCCAGTCCTTTCTTGTCATTTTCGTTTTCGTAATATGCATAGGGGTCTCCCTCTATGAATAGTTCACTGATTGCTTGCTCTGCACTACTGCCATCATCAAACAATGGACAGATAGAGAAGAACTGGCATTTCCATTTACACTCGCGGCTTGGTTTTGGGTAAGCAACAAATGTGTGGTCAGTACCTTCATCAAGTGCAGTACGCACTCTCATCAGGTCTGTGATTGTTCCGTGAATACGATTCCAGAATGAGCGAAGTGCAAACACATTGTGTCGTACTTCAATCTGGTCATAGAACGGAGGTCGTGCAGAAGCAGTGCGCTTTACCTTTTTTAGCATCGTAAAGATGCCTCCATCGGAACGCTCTCCCTCTTTATTCTGGGTTGATTCCAGAAGCATATAGGTTAGTACTTGCTCATTCATATGTGCAAGGCTGGAGAACTCAGATAACGAGCCACCAACAGTTTTGAAGTCACGGAACATACGAACACCGTCTGACTTACGACGAACTCGCATATCAAGCTTTCCTTGAAGTTCAACTTCACCGTTGAATAGTGGAGCAATGATTGTTTCTTCACTAGAGATGAATTCTAGTTCAGCATCAATACCTTCTTCTTCAACCCACTGCTCGTAACCCTCAAGCATAATGTGACCAAGTTCTGCTTCACTATCAAGTTCAAAAGTATCGCGGAAATCAGCAACCAAAAGATTGCGGTCAACCTCAACTAGTTTTGAATGAGCTTGAAGCAGTGGAGTTCCATTTGCATAGTGGTCGTCAAGTGCAGCGTGGATTCGTGTACCTAATGCAAGAGCACCAGTCATATCCTGTGAGCGTGGTTTTAGACGACGGTAGTAGGTAAACCACCACCGGCGACGACAGTCTTTGAATGTTTGAATCTCCGAGTTGGAGAGTCGAATAACTTTAGACATTTATCATTCCGTCCTTGTATGTCATTTCTTTCTGTATCACAACTTACCTGCTTTATCTTCTTTTAGCAAATCAAGTAATCTCACACGGTCGTGAACGATTTGCTCAAAGTTATCAGCCTTGGTTTCTAGAACTTGAAGAACTCGTTCTTCAATAGTTCCTTCTGTAACATAGTCGCTAATGATGACAGAATCGTGAATCTCTGAACCAATACGATGTACGCGGTCAAGGGCTTGCTTATGGTCAACAAGTGACCACGGACGCTGGAGCATAATCAAACGGCGAGCTGCTGTAAGAGTTACACCAACACCACCAGCCTGAGCAGTGAAAAGAATCCACTTATTTACACCAGATTGAAAATCATCAATAGCATCTTGACGCTCTTCTTCAGACTGAGCACCGGTGATTAAACCGTGAGAGATTCCAGCCTTTGTAAGAGCAGCACTTAGAAGTTCAATCAACTGACGTGACACAGCACAGACGGCTACAGAGTCGTCTCCAAAGTCACCATTTTTAATATCGTCCATAAGTGAGTCAACCTTACAAGAAGGCTCTGACAAAACTGCTCGTGGTTCACCAGTCTTTTCGTCAACAACAATATCTGCATATGAACTAGCAAATTGAAGTAGACGAATAGTCTGAGTCAAAACGCTAGGAGCAGATAATGCATCTCCAGACTCTAGTTCTGCAATCATATGGTCACGCATCTGCTCGTAAGCTTTTTTCTGTTTTGTAGACATTTCAATATCACGACGCTCATTGATTACCGGAGGCAACCAAGGAAGTACACGAGCCTTGAGCATACGACGCATATGGTGACTGATTGTTTTTTGGAACTCTTCTTCCATATGAGGCTTTACACCAAGAACCATAAGACCACCAAAAGCATTAAGCATAGTGTCAACCATCCGGTCAATCCATTTTGTCTTTGATGGCCAATCCTCTGGAGAAAGCCAGTGAAGAATAGACCACATATCAACCACATTGTTGGCTACAGGAGTTCCTGTAAGAGCAAAACGAATCTTTGCATTTCCAGTTGCTGACCACAAAGCACGAGTCTGCTTTGATTTAGGGTCCTTAGAGCGATGAATTTCATCCGCTACTACAGACTTAAAATCAATACCGTTGAGTTCACGCTTGTGAACTTCACACCTAGTTAAAGTTACCTTGCTATCGTGCCCACCACACTCTGTGCAACGTGCAAGAGCAACAGAACCGTAAGGAGCAAGTCGTGAGTGAGTACGAAGTGATTCCCAGTTGATTACATATACATCTGCCTGAGTATCAAACTGCTTACGACGCTGTGTAGATGTACCCTTAATAACTTGACAGGTAACACTAGGCCACCAGCGACCAAACTCACGAGCCCAGTTCTTTTTCAAAGTATTTGGACAAACAATAAGAGCAGGAAATACATCTTCACCCTGTTCTTGAAGTTCCTTAAGTGCACGGATAGCCTGAGCAGTCTTACCAAGACCTGGTTCATCAGCAAGTAAAGCACGCTTTGCAGTTGCTAAAAATTTTACACCAGCACGCTGATGAGGAAACAAATCTTCATTATTTGAGTCAATAAATTCTTCTAAATCTCGTAGTTCATTTGCTGGAGCAATACGAGTTGTAAGTTGATTCATAGCCCATTCAGAAAGGTCTTCAGAAATCACAAGGTCATCTCTAAATGTTGAGCGAAGTGCTAAACAAGTAGACCAGCTTAGTGGTAAACGCCACACTTGGTCAGCAGTAGACCAAGCAGAGCCAGGGATGCTTTTACATAATTCTTTGTAACGATACTCAACATCTAAACGGATATGAATACCGTCTAAGTCCAGCTTTGCTATTACAGCCATTTACTTCTCTCTTCTATGTCATTTCGTCTGTGCAAAGATACTATCACACATTTTAATTAGTACAAGTTTTTTCAAATAGTATCTTTTATTGTAGAAGTTGTCTAGGTATCCAGCCAGTCTTAACAAGTCGTAGTAAAGCGTGCCTCAGAGCATCATTTGCGTGCCCTTCTCCACCTTTATGCCATAATTTTAAGGTTTTAAGAGCTTCATTTGGAAACATTTTCTTAGCATCAACAGGTAATTGCCAGATAATTGACTCTCTATCAAACTCAAAGTCCTGCATAATCTGTTTTAGAACCCCAATTTGCTCTAAAGAGTACGGAGCCTGAGAATTTCTAACAGTTTGAGCATTTATTGTAAACTTTTCACACACTATCTCTTTTATTTGATAGTTAGTCATTAAATCTCTGACAACTATGGCAAACTCATCTGGCTGAACTTCACCAGAATAGATAATTTCTGGCTCAGAGCCTTTTTCAAAACTAACTAAAGCAACTCCAGTTGCTTTACCAGGGTCTACGGACAAAACATATTTACTCATTAGCGGTATTTATCTCCCCAAGTCTCTAGTGGACCATCAATACCTGATGTAAGAGGCACTGACCATCCTTCGGTTGTTGTCATACATTCCTGAACAGTCTTCATAACTTCTGCAACTTGGTCACGAGGACAGTTAAGAACAATTTCATCGTGCACAGGCACAATCAAAAGCTCAGTTAGGTCTGCTTGGTCAAGTTTGATTAAGTTTGACTTAAATACCTCAGCAGCACCACCCTGAATTAAATAGTTAACGAGCGTATAAGTACGGTCATCATCACAAGGAAGACGACGACCAGTCCAAGTGTGTACATAGCCCTGACCTTCACCACGAAGACGACGCATACCAATATCTTCAATTTTCTTTTGAAAAGAAATCATTCCTGGATAGTTACGGTCAAACGAATCGGAAACTGCACGCATCTGAGACTCAGGAACACCAGCAGTGAGGGCTTGCTTTGCTACACCAGCACCGTAAAGACGACCGTAAACAACGCCCTTAATAAGATTACGTCGTTTATCAGACCTAGTCATTTCAGGTTCTTGATAAACCTCACGGCCAATTTCAGTAAATGGGTCAGAGCCAGTTGCATCAGCACGATGGAATAGTTGAATCAAGTTTGGGTCCTGAGACAACGAAGCAAACATACGGAACTCAACTTGGTCAAGGTCAGAAGTAATAATTACATGGTCATCATCTTTAGGTAAGAACGCAGTACGAACTACATCATCACCCTTTGGAAGAGTCTGCAACGCTGGGTCAGTAATTGACATACGACCGGTACGAGCACCCATTGTTTTAACAGATGGATGAACAAAACCATTTACATTTTTACTAATAAAGTTTGAGAAATAACTACTAGCAAGTTTGTCAGCTTTACGCTGTTTCAAAACTACTTCAGCAAGATTTTTTACTTCATCATTACCTGTAATAGTAAGAAGTTTTAATTGGTCTTTAGTTGCAGATTTTTGTCCTGTAGGCGTGAACTCGGTAATCTCTGCACCTAAAGACTCAAAGAGTCTGACTAGTTGAACATTACTAGTAATAGATGCTCCACCATAAGCACCCTTAGCCCACTCTTTTACTGACTCTGTGTAATCTACTAGTTCATCGTATTTGCGACGAGAGTAGTCAAGGTCTACACGAGCACCATTGATTTCCATACGAGTGACAATCTTTCTAGCAGCCATCTCAATTTCGTAAGCACGATTGTATGAACCCTCTGGACCACATTGTCCATAAAACTGCTCCCAGATACGCATTGTAAGAACAGTATCAAGAGCACCGTATGACCAGTAAGGTTCAAAGTTTGTAGGAACAGTCCCCCAAGTCCATCCATTAATAGCCAGAGATGTACCTAAAGTTTCTTGAAGTGCCACAGCACGAGGGTCAATATATCTAGAGGCTAACCGCTTAAGAGCACCTGAACCAAGTGGGTCAATAATCTGAGCCATAATCATTGTGTCGTGAGCTTGATGCCAAGGTAGTTGCCACTTAGATTTAACAGCAAACCATTTTGCTTCAAAAGCAATATTGTGGCACACAATAGGACCAGAAAATTTATCCATAGCCTGATAAAAAACACCAGACCAATCTTCCCAAGGAATAGACCAACCCTGCTCACCATCACCAATTTGAGCCAAGCGAATCTGTCCGTGCCAAGGAGATAGTGCGTCATTACGTTCTCCGCCGGGAAGTTCACCAGTTTCAATATCAACGGAAACAGCACCATAAGGTCGTCTCTGGCTTAGCCAAGTCAAAAACTCACTTGCTTTTTCTACAGAATCAACTAAATGTAGTTTTACTTCTGATAAATCATGTGTCTGTCGTTCTGTCATTTTTGTCATTTCCTTACTAATTTATGGGATTATCTCTACCCTATACACCGACTCAATCCTTGAGTCTTGTTTAGATGCTTCCTCAAGAAGCCTCTGAGCAACTTTTGTTAGATAGCGAGCACCACCATCATCATACTTATATAAAGCTTCAAGTACAGCATCTGGGTCATCAGATACTTGTGCCCAAGTACGATTTCTTTCTGGAAATACAACTGGAAGTTCTGAGCGGATAGGTCCACACTCTTCACAAGGGATTGAATCTTTTGATACATCTTTAGGTGATACTTCAACTAATCCATAACGCTTTACAAGAGGGCAAACAGAACCATGATAAACGAGAGAAACACCAATTCTTGAAAGTACATAAGAACCATTTTCTGTTTGATAAAGTTCAAACTCAATCCAGCGAGTAGAGCCTCGTCTCCAAGAAGAAGATTTACCTAATAGGCGACCATTAAATTGAAGAGTTCTAGAGCCGTCTTTAACTTCGTACACGGTCTTCACTCCTTAAAGTCATAGCGTATGCGTTTTTATAAGTATACATCTTTATTCAGACTTCCTTTGAAGCCATCCAGTAGGATTTGAAGTAATTCCATACGGAGCCAAAGAGTTTCTTGAGAACTTTTTACCAGCAGGTGAACTACAAAAATAGTCTAATGCACTAATAACACCACGAGGAAGTTTATGATGGAATCTTAAATATTCAATATCTACTATCCCATCTTCAACTATAAACCAACCATCTACAGGTACTAAATCCCAGTAATTTTGAAGTGCAGAAAGTGTGCAATCATATGTATGAGCAGCATCTTCAATTATCATTACTCTACGATTAGAGACTAATTTCTTGACTTTATTAACTACTTCAGGTGAGGAAATATCACCTTCTATAAGAGTAATTCTTTTATCATCAAGAACTGGCTGCTGTACTTGAGAGATATCAATATCAACTGCAATAACTTCACCACCTCCACATAAAGCATCTAGGCGGTCAGCAAACCATAAACTAGAACCTCCAGCCTCAACACCAAGTTCAATAATTACCTCTGGCTTAGAGTCATCAATAAGACGTTCATATGTACGCAAGTCCTCAGGAAATTTGAGAATACGAACATCTTTATATAAATCAGAATAATTTATTTGATTAAGAATTCTTAGTTTGTAAAAATCTTTATATGATATTCTTGAATCAATAGAGACTTTTTTATAAAAATTTTCAAAGTTTTCAACATTTGTCATTAATTATCTAAACCATTAAGAGCTAGATATCCAAGAGTTGTTGTAACTCCTTCAGGGAAATAAACCATACAAGGTGCAGCGTGGTCTGCTCCAGCATGTAGTAGTTTTGCTGCAATCTCTTTAGCAAAATTCCAAGCACCAATTATGTATGCGTCAGAATCAGTTACATTCTTAAAATCTGTAATTTGAGTATCAAGACCGGCTACCCACTTACCTAGTTTTAATGGGGATTCATCAAGTAGTGCATCAATCGGTATTTGAGCAGCACGCAAAAAAGTTATTGCTTTGGCTGCTGCACCTACAGCAACAATTCTTTTATCTTTATCAAGCCACTCTTCAACTACTTTTAGAGCACCAACACTTGTATCTATAGAAGACTTTTCAAATTTTTCCCAGTCTTCTTCAGTCCGGTATTTACGAACGCGAGCAGTTCTATCGTCTCTAGCCTCAACATTTATAAGTCCAGATGAGATAGCTGATAACTCAATAGAAACAATGTCAGGGTCTAGGTAATCGTGTGTAAGAACATACAATGATGACCCACCGTGGATATCTACATAGTGTGTGTAGACAAGTTGAAGACCTACGCGTTCTGCAAGAGCAGCCATAGATGCTTCACAGAAAAATGAGTAATGCTCGTGGTAGATAGTATCAAATTCACCATTGGCAATCATATCTGCCTGTGATGTTTGAAATACTGCAAAACCATCTTGAGTAAGAACTCGTTTAATTTCTTTTAGAGCCTCGTATGGGTTTGGCGTGTGAGCAAACACATTTTGACCAATCACAATATCAAATGCAAAAGATGAAAACTCATCTGATACTTCAGGCCAGAAACCAACAATTGTTGTAAGACCTTCTTCATTTGCTTTAGATGCAATGTTCTCTGCTGGGTCTACACCACAAATATTTGTAATACCAGCATCTTTTAGAGACTTAAGAAACAATCCATCATTAGAGCCAATCTCTAGTACTGAAACTGCATTACCTTTTAGATTTAACACAAAGTTTGCAAGTTTTTCCATATGAGATTTCATAGTCTGACTTGTTGAACTTACATAAGAGTATTGCTTAAACATCTTTGCTGGTTCAACAAAATATGATAACTGACCGTGGCTACAGTCCGAGCAAGCATTAATACCTAAAGGATAGAGTGTGTAGTCTTTGTCATCTCTATCTTCAAGCAAGTTATTTGCTGGTACTTGATGACCTAAATCAAGAATTTTTTCTATATTAGATTTACCACAAGCAATACAAGTATTTGTCTTTTCCGTATTCATCATTTCACTCTTTTCATTAAATAAGTTTCTCGCTTAAAGCATAGTCAATCATTTCTATAGCAGTTGACCCATAATTTACTACATAATCTTTAACAGTATCAGGATTCCAATGCACCATTCTACGCTTCATAAAAGGACAACCAAGTTCAAAAAGTTTTCTAGGTGCTGCATATAGTGGAGTTACATCAACATCAGCATCTTCACAAGTAAATAGTGACTTAACTTTTAGATTATTCTGTAATGCAACAATACTTAATTTAATTTCGTGCTGCAGAATATGGTCAGGCTGAGTATCAACAGTTGATAATTCTTTCCAAAATGTTTTGAAAGGTTCTTTATTTATAGAATTATTGCAATAAGAAACAAACATTGCAGATAAATGATAAGAAATTTGAGTGTTATCAACTAAACCAACAAAATCAGCATCATCAGCATCCATAAGTCTAAGAATACTTCCTAGTGGATAAAAAGGACCAACTAAAGAATCATTAGTCTGTAAAAGAGTTTTTGCTTCCCAAAGACCTGGCATAATATTCAAAGCGGTAGCCCAGCTACCCCAGTCTTGATTATCATTTGGTCTACGAATAACAGTAGCCCATTTTGGCCAATCAAAGTCATATTCAGCAGGACTTGTGTCAATGACAACTACAGGCCATTTATTTAACTCAAACTCACTCAACTGTGCAATAACAGATGGAGACATTCTTCCATTTTCCATATGCGTAGCAAACATAGCAACTTTGTCACCAGAGAATTCACCGGTTTTACTAACAGAACCTTCTTGAACAAATATTGTTTTTTGTCTCTCAACTAACTCGGACATTAGCATAATTACAAAGACAGCCATTCTTGATTGTTATAAATCCAACGAACAGTTTTTCTTAAAGATTCTTCTAAAGGAATTGGAGGAGTCCAACCAATTTCTGCCATCTGAGAACCATCTAACGCGTAGCGTAAGTCGTGTCCAGGTCGAGATTTGTTGAAATCAATTAATTTATATTTCAAAGGTAGACCAAGTTCATCAGCAATAAGTTCTGCCATCTGAAGATTATTAAGTTCTTTTTCACCAACAATGTGGAACCGTCTTGGAAGATTATTACCTTCACCATCATATTTAACTGGGTCAACATTATTAAGTACATGCAAAAGACCATCTGCTTGATTTCTTGCATGCAAATAATACCTACTACCAATTTGACCAGTAGCTATTGAAGCGTGAATTTCAAGTGTTTCATCTCTAAGAATTTTTTTGACAACAAGAGGAACATATTTTTCTGGGTCCTGCATCTCACCAATGATGTTCATTGTATTTGTAATGATAATTGGAACATCATATGTACGCCAGTATGCATAGCAAATATCTTCTTGAGCAGATTTTGATGCTGAGTAAGGATTACTAGGGAGATGAAGGTCTTTCCATTCACGATGAGCGTACCCAGCCTCTGCTGGTCCATAAACTTCATCAGTAGATATATGTATAAACTTCTCTAAATGTTCTGAATTACGAGCCCAATCAAGTAAGTAACATATTAGTTGTACATTGTTAATGATAAAAGGTGATGGGTCCTCAATGCTACGGTCAACATGACTCTCACTAGCAAGATTAAGAACATAGTCAATACGACCAAAAGCGTGAGAAGTTACAGAACTAATAGGAGATGCTAAATCAATATGAACTAGTTTTACTCTGTCAAGGTACTCAGGATTATCTTCAATATTAAGACGAATCCTATCTTGAACACCTTTATGAGTAAATGTTACTGGACAAACAAGTTCCCAATCTGTATTAACAAGTAAATGTCTAAATACATGACTTCCTACAAAACCACTAGCACCTGTAAGTAAAACTCTTTTAGTCATTACTAACCCCACATCTCTCTGTATATATGAACATCACTATTAATCATTTCTTGCTTTCTTGGATTGTATGGGTCACTTTGAGAACCAAAGTGGTCTGACCCCACTCCTCGTGAAATACAAATTCTTCCACCAAGTTGAATTGTGCGTCTAAATAAGTCATCATCCCCAAACCACCACTGGTAACTTGGATGAACTATATATGGTTGAGACTTAAAGAACTCAGCTGCAATAACAATAGCCCATCCAATAGGCCTACTAACTGAGTACTCTTCAGCATAAGGTTCAACCTTTGGAGGGTAGTTTTGAAATAAACGACTACTCCAGTCCTCAAAATGTGGAGAGCGTATTGATGGGATAGAAGGGTCAATAGTGCTAATTACATATCCACCTTGACGCATTAATTTTGACATTGTTGAAATAGCATTTTTTGGAAGACGAATATCACTATTCAAAATAGCAAGATTTATTTCCTCATCAGGGTATTTTTCTACTACTTTTTTAGCCATATCATTAAACATCTCGTAAAGACCCATACCTTTAGAATCAATAAGAAATAGACGCTTATCAATAAGACGGCGATGACGGACCCAATCAGGAGTTAAGTCAGTACAACCATTGTCATAAATCCATACTTCATCAACTTCATCAGATAAAAGAATATGCTCTATAAGAGGTGCTACCCAATCAATTGCATTAAGTGTTGGTATTGCTGCAATAGTTTTCATTTTTTATACCATTCAAGATTGGATACTAGTCTTCCATCTTCAGGAGAAAGTTCTACTGCTTTTTCACCATATCTAATAGCATCTTCTTTCATACCTAAGTGGTAAGAGGAGATTGCAGCAAGGTCGTGAGGTTCCGCGCCCCAAGCCCAAGCCTCACTAAGGTAGTTGTAGTCACGAACTTCAATAGATAAAGCACGCTGTGCAGCTGGAAGGCATTTCTCCCAGTCAGATTTGCGGTAGTAGTGCTGAGCAAGTTCAATCCACGGTTCACGATTATCTGGACACTCATCTGTAGCCATCTTTAACCACATCTCAGCGTTTTCAGGGTCATCAACTCTAGCCAAATAACGCATACCAGCGGCTCGTTCAGGTTTCCATACAGCAGAAGGTAGTGCTAAATGGCGTTTGAATTCTTTAGTTGCTTCTTCATTATGGTTGTAAAACATTAACTCACGAGCATAGTAAAAAGCGTTACGGTCATTGTGAGGGTCTTCTTTTACAGAAAGAGCAAGAAGTTCTAGATACTGACCGCGAGATTTTGTTGGGTCGGCAAAATGATGTAGACGAAACCCGTGAACATCAACATACTTTTCTTCAATCCGGTCTGGCTGAATAATTTCGTGAACTGGGTGCTTCCAACGGTATCCGTGACGAGCGTGAATTTTTTCATACCAAAAAGTAAGTCCGTCACTGCCATCTTCTTCGTGATTCCATGTATAAAGAAATCTACCGTGGTTTGCATCTCCCCATTGAGATTCAAGGGCTTCACGCCAACCGGGATAAAGAACTTCATCCATATCAACAGACACACAGACATCAGTATCTGCTGGAACAAGAGCTAGTGCAGTATTCCTAGCGTCATCAAAACGCCACGGTTTAATGCGAATTTCGTGGACAATAATTCCTAGTTCACGAGCCTTTTCAACAGTATTATCCGTTGAACCGGTATCGGCAATTACTAGATAATCAGCATCTTTATTTGCGGTGTACCAGCGTTCAACAAATTGCTCCTCATTTAGCGCAATTGTGTAAACAGCAATTTTCATTCTGTACTCGTCTCTTTGTTAACTTTACTTAGTTAAGGTGCTACTTCTGGCTCCGTATAACTAAATGTACCATCACTATTCTTTACAGAACCGATTGTAACGAATGGCAGCGTGTTGTCTTCATTGATTGGGTGTTGCTCTAAAGTAAAACCCTCACCAGGGTTATACTCAGCAATTCCATCATAAACAATAATATTTGTTACTGTATTTGTTTCATCAAGAATCAAGTAACGATTTTGAACTGGTGTAATTACTTCTTCACTCATATTTTCTCCTTATGTAGATGTAGTACTAAGAATTGTACCAAACTTTAATAACAGCTACACCGTTTGCTCCTGTTTGACCACTAGTACTTGTTCCAGATGAATAGTTACCACCATTCCCACCTGCGCCAAATTTTGGAGTTCCAGTATTATCAACTATTCCTGGAACTGGCATATTTTGAATATTAGAAGCATAAGTATCCCCTGTAGCCATCGTGTAGACAGGACTACCACCTCCAGCTCCACCACTTACACTAAAAGAAGCATTACTAGCACTTCCACCATTGCCACCACCTGCCCCACCGTAACTTGTCACACCTGCACTACCTGCAGTACTACCACTTGCAGTAACTGAGCTACCTGAACCACCGCCACCACCTCTAAACAAACCAAGACCACCAGTATAATTACCAAAACCTGTTGGAGCAATGCCTCCACCTGCTTTTGATATATCAACAATAGTAGCTCCACCTGCTGTAGCAGAAACTCCTCCTACACCAATAGTTACGGTTACAGATGTAGCAGGAGATATATAACTTAAAAGATTAGCAACATCAATAAGTGCATTAGTAAGAGCCCCACCACCACCACCATCACCTCCACTTCCTGAAGTAGCATTGATAGTGGTACCTGGACGGCCACCTGAACCGCCTCCAATTAAAGTTATATGAGCCATACTTGCATTTGACGGTATATTCCAAGTACCACTACTTGTAAATACTTGAGTAGTTGTTGAATATACATTTGTTACATCAAGAAGATTCCAGCATCCCTGAGCAGAAATCCACTCCCAAGTAGAGTTACCAATTGTATATTGCTGACCATTTAGAGGACTAGAGGGAAAAGCCATTTACATCACCCATACCAAACTGTAATATGACACATACCAACAGCACCATTACCGCCAGCACCGCCAGCTCGTGTTAACACTACTGTAGGAGTTCCTGACACGGCTGTAGTTCCAGTAGGTACTTTATATGTTATAAAAGTACCACCAATGGTTGTACCACTGGTAACTAAAAATGGACCAGTAGTAGAGCCTGTTGCACCTGTATAGGTAAGACCTGTGACATCAATATAATTCTTAGAGTCTTCAACAAGAGATGTACCACCAGTAATATCAATTCTTATATAACCTGTATCAGTTGAAGCAGTAAGAGTTCCTCCAGTATATGCAGCATTGGAACCTCCAGCTCCAAGAGATGCACCTTCTGCGCCGCCACCACCACCACCGCCATAACTAGCACCTTCACCAGCAATAAGAGGAGTTGATACTGATGAAGAACTACCTCCACCCCCACCACCAGGAGATGTATATGAAGCACCATTGCTAGTTCCATTAGCACCTGCAACTGATACTAAATCTATAGTAGTAGGGATAGAACCTTTTGTAGCATTAGGAGAAACACCGCCGCCACCGCCACCGCCAGCACCAGCACCAGCATAAGAAGATGCTGCATCTGACCCTGAACTACCACCAGTATTTCCAATAAACATACCTGTATAATTTGTTTGAGGTGTTGTTGACTGAGGCTCGCCACTAAAGGAGGCAAAAGTGCCAGCATTTCCACCAGCAGCTTTAAGAAAAGAGCCAAAACTGGTAGTACCACCGTTACTAGCACTATTACCATTAGCAGCCGTAGTACCTGAAGAAGTTATTGAACCTCCAAGACCACCAGCACCTACGGTTACTAAAATATTAGTTCCAGGACCACCTAAAGCATCAGCAGAAAACATATACTCTGATACATTACCTCCACTACCACCTGAACCACCGCCATAGTATGGTGAAGCATTTCTTGCCCCTCCACCGCCACCTCCACCTCCACCAATGCAAATAACATCTATTGCTTTAGCACCTACAGGAATAGTAAAAGTAAAACTAGTTGTTAAAGTATAACTAGCTTTTACTGTTTTTACAGAAGTAAGTTCATTAAATCTAGATACAGTCCATGTATTGTTTCTTCCATTATGACCGTAAAAATTATTATCTAAAGCTTTACCAGTATCAAAAACTTTAACAGCATCATAACCATTACTACCTACAATATTTCCGCCATTTACTGAACATTTGAAAACTTCAAAACTAGCATCATAATCTGGTTTAGTTGTATAAAAAGTAGAAAGCAAAGTTGTAGAAGCAGTGCTATATACATAAAGCGGGGAAGAGACATCAAGAGAAGTAATATAGCCAGGATTAAGACCTGAAGAGTCTCTAATATATAAAGTTGAGCCATCAGAAGAGACAGCAATTGCTGTACCAAAACCACCACTTGTGTAAGGTAGAGGGGCTGCATAAGTATTTATTCTTGTCCAAACACTTCCACTTCTTGTAAAAGTATAGACATTTCCATTTTGAGGCTCACCTACTGCTACCGTATTACCATCATAAGAAATGCTTATTGGGTTATACCCCGAACCAAAAAAACCACTCAAACCTAGTGTAGGAGGTTGTAAAGTTCCTTGGAGAGCAAAAGTAGTTGTTGCTCTAAAATAAACAGTAACAATATCGTCTTCCCTAAAAACGGCTATTGTATTTCCATCACCAGAAACACTTAGAGCAGTACCCCATAAAGGTTTTGTTGCTTGTATTATTGTACCTTGTAAAGTCCATGTTGTAGTTGGTTTAGTGTATACATAAACTGTACCTCTAGATGCAGTTTCATTTGGACTTGCAAAAAATATTGTAGAACCGTTACTAGAAATATAAGCAATTTGACCTGCAGTAGAGTATGCAGTACTTACTGTTATAGTCTGAGACTCTGAATATAAACCAGTAGAAGCACTTCTAGTATAAACTTGAGCCTTACCTTGAGCAGCATTAACTGAGTTACTAACAGAGCCAACTACTAAAGTATTTGCATCACCCGATAAGGCTACCGAGTAACCAAAGTTTCCACCAATAGTCTGCAACGACCAAGTAATTTTTTGAGTCTGCACCCAAGGTCCGCCAACTCCTTGACGACTAAAAACATAAACAGCACCCCTACCTTCATTATCGCCAGTGTCACCTGCAACAATGGTATTACCATTTTCAGATATCTCTATACTGTATCCATTAGTACTAAGAGAAGATACACCAGTAGGCGTTAGCGTATTAGAGTATTCAATATTTGAAACTATATTATTTGAAAATGTAGGCATCTAAATCACTCAAACCAAATTGTCATTGTCACAAGGCCTTGTGCCCCGCTACCACCAGTACCGCCACCAGATGCACCATCTCCACCTGGAGTACCTATTCCAGCTCCGCCACCGCCGCCACCACCATACAAACCACCAGTACCTCCATTCATACCAGCATCATACAAACTATAAAGAGCACCATTACCTCCACCACCAGGAGCATAAATAGATGAAGGTTTTAGAGCAGGATAGTATGTATCTAAATATGTAATTGTACTATATAAAACACTTGGAGCAGTATTCATAGGTGTCCCGGTTGGGACACCAAATGTATCATTAGAACCACCTGCACCACCAGATGTTGCTTGAATTCTATCCACTTCATAAAAACCAGCACCGCCACCGCCACCACCAGCACCGCCACGGTATGATGGAGGTGCATCATTGCCATTAAGTGTTGCTACAGTAGTACCAGAACCACCTCCGCCACCAGCACCTCCAGTGAGTTGTCCTAAACCACCAGAACCTGTAGAAACTCCTTCTATAGTTCCACCAGGACCACCACTACCTCCACCAGCCCATATGGTTCCATTATCACCTGATGATGCAATTTTTACTGTTGTACTACCGCCGACTGAGCCACTAACAGAAGAACCAAGAAAATCACTATTTCCACCACTTCCTCCTGCACCACCAGCCCCGATAGTGATGACGGCTGTAGCATTGTAGCCAGAAATTAAATTATATGTAACAATGGAAAGACCACCGCCTCCTCCACCAGCACCGCCTCCGCCATCATAATCAGCACCGCCACCGCCGCCACCTCCGCCGGCTCCAATACAAGTAACTTGAATTATTTTTGCTCCAGTTGGGATAGGCCAAGAAGAGACTGATTGAGTAAAAACATAAAAATTTACAGCCTTGCGAGTTACTGCAGTATCAACTACCCAAAGATTTTTGGTTGAATTATAAATATAACGAGTTGTACCAACACTAAACTGTTGACCATTAGTTGGCGATGCTGGAAACTGTGATGCCATAATTTATCCTTTTTTCTTTAAGTAATTATACATAAACATCTACCAATACAAGCCCTGCTGCACCAGCACCACCGGCTCTAGCAGTTGATTGAGAGACAAAGTTTGCACCACCGCCACCGCCTTGACCATAAGCAGTACCAGCACTACCTGCGACACCTGCAGAAGTTAAGGCTGCAAGTACACCTTGAGGAGACATAATTGACCCTCCACCAGTTAATGGATACATACTTACACCAGTAGAAATAAATGCAAACCCACGACCGCCACTTGAACCAGCCATATTAATATCTCCATTAGAGCCAGCACCACCAGCACCACCAGTTGCTCCTGCTACTGGTGGAGTTGCTACAGCACTACCAGAACCTGCAACTCCACCTGCAGCAGTTAAAAATGCTGAAGTACCAAAAGATGAAGTATTACCAGCAGTTCCAGCGTTAGCACCTGCAGTTCCACCAGCGGCTGATGCACCAACGGTTACAGTTTCTGATGTACCAAGAGCAGATGCAAGAAGCCATTCTTCAGAGTAGCCACCGCCACCACCACCACCGCCAATTGCAACTTGTGCAGCAGCAGTAGTAGCGCAACCGCCTCCGCCACCGCCACCGCCAACTACACGAACACGAACAGCACGAATACCTGAGTAACTTGCTTTTGCAAATGAACCAGAAGATGTGAAAACTACTGTTTGTAGGTAACGATATCCATCAACCCAAGCAACATCGTAGTTTGTTCCAGAAAGTTTTGTCAGTACTGAACCTGTAGCACCACCAGTAGGAACACCTGTAGGTCCTGTACTTCCTGTAGAACCTGTAGCACCTGTAGCTCCTGTTACTGAAGGACCTGTGTATCCAGTTGGACCTGTTGCACCTGTAGATGATGCAGTTCCCGGAGTACCTGTTGCACCTGTTGGACCTGTCACACCTTGTGAACCAGTTGCTCCAGTAGATGTTGCAGTACCAGGTGCGCCTGTAGAACCTGTAGGACCTACTGGGGCTGTACCAATCTCAACCCAGTAAGTTCCGTCATACACATAAGTCTTACCTGTAGCAGAATCAAACCAAGCACTACCAGTTGCGCCAGTTGGAGCGGTGGAGCCAACTACTGAGAAACTAGCAGTAGCACCTGTTCTACCTGTTGCTCCTGTAGGTCCACCTGCAGGACCTGTAACACCTTGCGAACCTGTAGGTCCTGTGACTGTAGATGCCGCTCCAGTTGCGCCAGTTGCACCTGTGATTGAGTTACCTTGTGCACCAGTTGCTCCAGTTGAACCAGTACTTCCTGTAGGACCTGTAACTGTTGATGCAGCACCTGTAGAACCAGTAGAACCAGTACTACCAGTCGGACCTGTAACTGTAGATTGTGCGCCAGTAGAACCTGTTGCACCTGTCGCACCAGTTACAGATGCTCCTGTTGCACCTGTTCTACCTGTAGGCCCAGTTACTGTGGACTGTGCACCAGTAGAACCTGTTGCGCCTGTTTGTCCTGTAGGTCCAGTTACTGTTGACTGTGCACCTGTTTGACCTGTAGCACCAGTTTGTCCTGTAGGTCCAGTTACTGTGGACTGTGCACCAGTTGCTCCAGTAGAACCTGTTGGACCGGTTACAGTAGAGGCTGCACCTGTTTGACCTGTAGGACCTGTAACTGTGGACTGTGCACCAGTAGAACCTGTTGCGCCTGTGGAACCGGTTACACCTGTAGGACCTGTAACTGTGGACTGTGCACCTGTAGAGCCTGTTGCACCTGTTTGTCCTGTAGGTCCAGTTACTGTGGACTGTGCACCAGTTGCTCCAGTAGAACCTGTTGGACCTGTGACTGTTGATGCCGCTCCTGTGGAACCTGTTGCACCCGTGGGACCAGTAATTGTAGATGCAGCACCTGTAGAGCCTGTTGCACCAGTTGGACCTGTAACTGTGGACGCAGCTCCTGTCGCGCCTGTAACCGAGTTACCTTGTGAACCTGTTGCACCTGTCGCACCAGTTACAGATGCTCCTGTTGCACCTGTTCTACCTGTAGGCCCAGTTACTGTGGACTGTGCACCAGTAGAACCTGTTGCGCCTTGTGAACCTGTTGCACCTGTAAAACCAGTTGCTCCAGTTGCACCTTGAATACCTGTAGGCCCAGTTACTGTGGATTGAGCACCAGTTGCTCCAGTAGGTCCTACTGGGGCTGTACCTACCTCAACCCAGTAAGTTCCGTCATAGATGTATGTCTTACCTGTATTTGAATCAAACCATGCAGCACCTGTTGCACCTGTTGGAGCCGTAGAGCCAACAATTGCAAAACCAGCAGTAGCACCTGTAGAACCTGTTACTCCTGTTGCACCTGTAGAACCAGTTGCTCCAGTAGAACCAGTTCTTCCAGTAGGACCTGTAACTGTAGATGCGGCCCCTGTTACACCTTGTGCACCTGTAGAACCTGTCGCGCCTGTAACCGAGTTACCTTGTGAACCTGTTGCTCCAGTTGCACCTTGAATACCTGTTGGACCTGTAACTGTAGACGCAGCACCTGTAGAGCCTGTTGCGCCTTGTGAACCTGTTGCACCCTGAGAACCTGTTGCACCCTGAGAACCTGTAGAGCCAGTTGCTCCTGTTACAGAGTTACCTTGCGCTCCAGTTGCTCCAGTTGAACCTGTTACAGATGCTCCTGTTGCACCTGTTCTACCTGTTGGACCTGTAACTGTTGATGCTGCACCTGTAGAACCAGTCGCTCCTGTTGGACCTGTAACTGTGGACTGTGCACCTGTGGAACCTGTTTGACCTGTAGGACCTGTGACTGTTGATGCCGCTCCTGTGGAACCTGTTGCTCCAGTTGCACCTTGAATACCCGTAGGACCAGTTACTGTGGATTGAGCACCTGTTGCACCTGTAGGACCTACCGGGGAAGTGCCTACCTCAACCCAATAAGTTCCATCGTAGATGTATGTCTTACCTGTATCAGAATCAAACCATGCAAGACCTGTTGCACCTGTTGGAGCCGTGGAGCCAACAATTGCAAAACCAGCAGTTGCGCCTGTACGCCCAGTTGGACCAGTTACTGTGGATTGAGCACCTGTAGAACCAGTCGCGCCTGTTCGTCCTGTAGGTCCTGTAACTGTTGACTGTGCACCTGTTTGTCCTGTAGGTCCAGTAGAACCTGTAGGGCCAACCTGGGTGTACATAACTTGTGTAGCGGTAACAATCATTGAAGCAACTGCTGGAGATGCAGGTGAAGTAGTTGCTGTTTGTGCTTCTAAAGTATTGGCCGCATCATTGCTCATCCAAACAAATTCAAGGTAGTCATTGGCAGCCAAAGTCAACACATAATTCCAAGCAGGAAGAACATGATGATTCTGGTTAGAAGTAGTTACCTCACCATTAGTCCAAGTTAAATCTGAACCATTTTTACGCAACCAAAAGTTTGCTGTAGAAGTTCCATTATT